CAAAAATAATTGTGGAAGTTCAAGGCGGGGGCGGTGGAGGCGGTGGTGGCGATAGCAGTGGTTACGGAAGTGGTGGATCGGCTGGTGCTTATACTATGAAATCTCTAAGCGTTACAGCAGGTGATGAAATTGTTGTTGCTGTTGGTGCTGGAGGAAATGGTGGCGGAGGTGGTACTAATGGTGTTGCCGGGGGGGCATCGACTTTTACTGATGATGGTGGTGCATTTACAGCCGTCTCATCTACAGGAGGAGGCATGGGAAAATTTAATGCTGACCCAGATGCTGGTGGTGTTTCGTCTGGCGGAGATGTACAAGTAGACGGTATGAAAGGTACTTCAGCCTCTGGCGGCAACTTTATAGGCTCCCCAAGTATGATGGGGTTTTCTGGGCCAAGACTTGGAACTGGCACGGGAGCAGCCAAAGCTGGCACTGGTTACGGAGCAGGTGGGACTGGTGCATATGGTGTAACAAATGGCTTGGGGGCAGCGGGACGGGCTGGTATTGTAATTATTTATGAGTATAAATAGGAGATATAAATGGCACATGCGAATTACGCCGTAGTTGAAGGCGGAACAGTAACAAATATGATTGTGGTGGATGAAGATGTTGGATTTGAAATGGATGGGGCCGATGTGGTCAAAGCTACTAGCGACGCTAGGATTGGCGGAAGTTGGGATGGAAATGTTTTCTCATTTGTCGAGCCACCAGCTCCCGAACCTTCTGCTGAAGAAGTTGCTCGTGCTGCTAAGTTAGCAAGCGCTAAAGAGAAGTTAGCTGCGTTAGGTCTAGACGCTGACGAGATTTCAGCAGCCTTCGGAATCTAATTAAGTGTCATCTTGGGATACTACTACAGGGTCATGGGATGCTTATGTAGGAGCTTGGGATGACCTAAGTTTTATTCCGGGTGCTGGTACCCTAACGCTTACTGGTTATGCTGTTGAAGACTTTGAAGGTGTACATAAGTCACCAGCAGTTGCCAGTTTAACATTAGGCGGATTAGTACCTAGTTCTGATGTAGTATTTAAAGATGTTCCGGGTACAGCNAGTCTAACTCTTACAGGTTTTGTNCCAGCNGTATATGATCCATCAGAGAACATATACATAAGTCCGGGTGTTGGCGCTGTTACGATAGTCGCTAACGACTGGGANGATTATGTTGGAACATGGGATGCAGCTACAAGCACTTGGGATAGCATAGGGTATGAGCCACATGCAAGTCAGACCTTTAGTTTTGATATTGCTACTGGGGCTTTAACATTGATACCNCTTGCACCCACAAGAACTGAAAAGGCNCCCAAATTCTTACCTACTATAGTGATAACGTAATGACTGAAAAAAGTACAAGTTGGAAAGAAATTGTGGAGAAAATAGATCCCAAGTATAGCCACCCTAAGCCGGGGTATTTTTTTAACGGGAAGCCATTTCACACACCGAGCAAGAAGAATGCAAGACGTAGAAAAGTCTGATATTTTTGATTTAAGTGATCATCTTACCGCTAAGAATGTAGCTGAAGCGTTAGAGAAGAAGTATCCTAATTGGTTATGGGCTGTCCATGTTATGGATGGTGTTGTTGTTGTTAAGTCTATGAGGCTCTCAGGAGACTGGGGTTTTGTCCTTCATGAGGACAAGATGGATCATGATTACAAATCCGTGATGAGAGCTGGGGGAGAATTATTGGAGAGATTTCGCATGAGCAGAGAAAAGTTTAATGAGGAAAAATATCTTTCCGATTTACAAATGGATTCTAAAGGAAGGCTAAATGGGGATTATTCGTAATGTCATTGATGAATCCACAACCACCTTTAGAGGGTGCTGATCTTACCTCATTTGATGCGTTAGAAGAAGATACTCCAAAGGAGACGATGTGGTTAAGTATTGCCCGTCAGGTTTACGATGGTTCTTCTGATTGGCTAGATACTAACTTACGTTACCAGTGGGAGCGAAGTCTATCTCTCTTTAATAATAGACATCCCTCTGGATCTAAATACCACACTACCGCATACGAGAAGCGATCAAGATTTTTTAGACCTAAAAGCAGAATTGCAGTAAGAAATCTTCAAGCTGCTATGTCTGTTGCTTTCTTTACTAATGAAGAAGTTGTTAGCGTTGAGCCAGCAAATCCAAATGATACGGCTCAATCAGTTGCTGCAGTTGTTGACCAGTCAATAATGCAGTATAGACTGACTAACACCATTCCTTGGTTTCAAACAATGGTATCTGCTCTTCAAGATGCTTCTGTTCAAGGAATATGCGTATCGCATCAATACTGGGATTTTGAAGAGAAGAAAGAAGAGTATCTTGAGGTAGATAAAGATAACGAGGCTGTAATGGATGATGAGGGAAACCCTCAGATTCACGAACAAATTACCGCCATGCGAGACAAGCCAGTTATTGAGCTAGTCTCCCCGGAGAATGTAAGGATTGATCCTGCCGCTGATTGGTCGGACCCGATAAACACAAGCCCTTACATTGTTCACCTGATTCCAATGTTTGTTCAAGATGTTATGGAAAAGGTGGAAAGTGGCGAATGGTTAGAGATATCCAAAGAGGAGCTGTTAGCTTCTACCAACGGAAACGAGATGGACAACACCACTCGTCTAACCCGTGATGAGCCAAGAACCGACCCACTAGAGAATGATCAAGAATTCGGCGGCATAACAGATTACAAAATCGTTTGGATTCATAAAAACATAATAAAGAAAGATGGTGTTGATTGGTGCTACTACACTGCTGGCACTGATTTTATGTTAACTGAGCCAAAAGACTTGAGAGAATTGTATCCGTGGTTGAAGCATGGGGAGCGTCCCTATGTTATGGGCTATGTAAATATCGAAGCTCATAAGATTTATCCTTCAGGCACTGTAGAACTAACACAAGAACTTCAGGCTGCAGCTAACGACATTTGGAATCAAAGATTCGACAATGTACGTTTAGCAATGAACAAGCGCTACCACATCAGGCGCGATAGAAATATTGATCTCGATGCATTGTTTCGTTCAGTACCGGGCGGTGCTGTCGAAATGGATGACGTTGATAACGATGTAAGGGTTGTTGAGACACGGGATGTTACTGGATCTGCTTATGCAGAGCAAGATCGAATCAACATGGATTTCGATGAGTTGCAAGGTAATTTCTCAACATCAACGGTACAAGGCGCTAGAAACTTAAATGAGACTGTTGGTGGGATGTCTCTTCTTGCCGACTCCAGCAGCACCATAGCTGAATACACTCTTAGAACTTTTGCAGATACTTGGGTGGAGAAAGTATTAAAACAGCTTCTTAGATTAGAACAGTATTATGAAACAGACGAAATAGTTTTAGCGGTTGCTGGTAAAGCCGCATCAGACAGATTCGGTTTTAACACAGATGAAGTGATGGACGAGCTTTTAAGGCAAGATGTTTTATTGAAAGTTAATGTAGGATTAAACGCAACAGACCCATTGAAGAAAGTTCAAAANCTTTTGTTTGGAATACAGACGCTTGCTCAGTTTCCGGGCATACCAGAAAAGATCAATTTACAAGAGGTTACGAAAGAAGTATTTGGTCAGTTGGGTTACAAAGATGGAAGTAGGTTTATTAACCTAGACGAAGCGCCTGATCCACAAATGGAAGAGATGCAAGCGCAGCTTGATGAATTGCAAAAAATTATAGAGACTGATCAAGCTAAGAGTCAGGGACGAATGCAGATTGAGGAACTCAAGAATCAGGGTGATAAAGAAGTTGCCCAGATAAAAGCCCAAAGTGACATTCAAAGGGAGGTGATCCGACAGCAGTCCGATATACAAGAAGCTCAAATAAAGAGAGAGGATTCTGTTACCAAGCGTGGGGAATTGCTGCTTCAGAAAGCAGCATTACAAAATCAATCGAGGGATAAAGACATAGATCGACAATTAGAACTTGACGCTCAAGGAGAGACAGGGACTATTAGTCGTGACAGGTACAACAAAATACCCTTTGCGAAAGGATAAATGGAATTTTATGATCCCGCCGAAGTCGGCATAGAAGACTTAGTAAAAAGGACACGGGTTGGTTATCAAACTCGTGAATTCATAAGCACTCCAACTGGATCTGCCATGATTGGAAGAGCGTTAAGTGAATACCGTAAAGGTATAGAGACTCTTCAAAAAATGGCAATGAAGGAATGGAGGGGCTCTCCAGATAAAGAGCTTGCGGAGTATAGAGCTTTAGCAAGTAATTTAGCTACTCCGTTAAAAATTCTAAAATGGATAGATAATGTTATAGCTGATGGAGAAAATGCAGAATCAATATCAAAGTATAGGGGATCGGGAGAATTTGAACCCTAAAGGAGATTAAAATGGCAGAAGAAAACGCTACCCAAGATATGGATGCGTTAGAGGAAGTGAGTGTTGAATCAGAAAATGATGATGTCACTTACGGACTTGAAACTGAAAACAATACATCTGACGAAGCATCTGAAGAAAAATATGTTTCCCCTAGAGAAAAAGCGATAGATGCAATTTTGTCTAGAGGAAGAGACGAGGAATCTGATGATTCTTCCGAAGAGAGCGAATTAGTGGAGCCCCCAGAGGAACCACAATACGCAGAGGAACCAGAACAAAGTCAAAGTCCTTCTCCTGTATGGTTTGATGGTGAAAGATGGTTAACGAAAGTAAAGGTAGATGGGAATGAGATTGAAGTACCATTCAATGATCTTCAAAATTCACATCAAAAAGATAAAGCGTCTCAACAACGCTTTGAACAAGCTGCTCAATATGGTCGTCAGATTCAGGCCAGAGAGCAACAACTAAATGCTCACATTCAGCAGTTGCAACAGCAACAAAGAATGCAACAGCAGCCACCACAAGACGCTGCAGAAGAGGTTGAAGATTCTTCTGACTTAATAAAGAAGTATCATGAAGCCTTGTATGAAGATGACGCTGAAAAAGCTAGTGATCTTTTCAAAACCTTAACAAAGCAGGGGCGCACCCAAGCTACCCCGAATGTTCAGGAGGTTGTCAACCAAGAGATTGGTAGACAGTTTAATCAAATGCAAAGGCAAGCTGAACAACAAAAGCAGTGGGCTTATCATAAATCACTTGAAGACTCTGTAAAATGGTTTGAAAGCGAATTTCCTGATGTAGCTGGAGCTGCTGAGTTGAGAGCAATCGCGGATAATAGGACGGTCACCCTAACTCAGGAACACCCTGATTGGACACCGCAGCAAATTATTCAAGAAGCTGCCGAAAGCACGAGAGAATGGGNAAAGAATTTTCTTGAGCCCGATAAACAAAATGAACGGGTTTCGCGCAAACGTAAGATTGTGCAACACCCGAAGGCGGCAAGTGCTTCTGCTCAAATTGGAGAGGATGATCCGGTGCCTCAAACACCGGCTCAAATAATTGAAGAGATGAGGAGGGTACGAGGCCAAATTTAACAACTAGGAGGTAATTAATATGGCTGGACAAGTATGGTCCGTCAGCACCTCCGGTGGTTATATGTATGCCGACAACCTCAGTCGTCAGTTGAGGATGGCAGTGCAGCCGATTGTAAAATTTCGGCAGTTCTGTGATGTAAAAGATGCAGCCCATCAGGGTCTTCATCGAGGTGATACATTCCATTGGAACGTGTATAGCGATGTCTCCACTCAGGGGAGTACGCTAGTTGAAACCAATACCATTCCAGAAACCTCGTTCACGATTTCTCAGGGAACCATGACCATCACTGAGGCAGGTAACTCTGTCCCATGGACTGGTAAGTTGGATGATCTCTCTGAGCAACCTGTGGCAGAGGTGGTTAGGAAGGTTTTGAAAACAGATGCAAAGAAAGCGTTTGACAATCTTGCGGCTGCTGAGTTTAACAAAGCAGCATTGCGTGTTGTGCCTACTGCCGGGACAGCAACCGATTCGGTTGTTCTCACGACAAACACGGCATGTACTCTTACGAATAGCGTAGCTATGACTAACGAGCACGTTAAAGCGATTGTAGACGTAATGAAAGAGCGCAATATTCCGGCTTATACTGGAGACGATTATTACGTTATTGCGTGGCCGACGACTTTCCGCACCCTCAAGAACAATCTGGAATCCATCAAGCAGTATGTTGATCAGGGTTTCCGAATGATCATGAACGGTGAAATCGGACGTTACGACGGTGTGCGTTTTGTAGAGCAAACCCATAAAGCCAAAGGCTCTATCGGTACTGCAGCTACAACGTGGACTAGAGGAAACTCTGATTGGGCAGTCTTCTTTGGCGAAGATACGGTAGCTGAAGCAGTTGCTGTTCCTGAAGAGATTCGTGGGAAAATTCCCGGGGATTTCGGAAGGGACCGTGGCATAGCGTGGTATTATCTAGGCGGTTTCGGCATTGTTCATACACAAGCAGCTCAGTCACGAATCGTGATCTGGGACAGCGCGGCTTAAAGGAGAATTATTATGAGTTATAGTGATCCAAGAGCGTATTGTTTCAGCACATATCATGATTTCGGTGCTTCTGATGAATTGATGATCTTCCGTGGACCGAAAGGAAAGCAGGGGAGTGTCAAGGAAGTCGAAGCAATGGCTATTGAGACTTTTAATGCTGTCACTACTGAAGCAGTCATAAAGATTGGTTCGTCATCTGGCGGTGCTGAGTACGTTAATATGGGACTCGGTACTTTAGCTGATGGCGATGAAGTTCGCATGACTGATGTAGCGGCTGATTTAGTGTTAGAAGCTCTTCCGGCTGATACCGACATTCATTTGAAATTACAGGCACCTACTGGCGGTACTCCTGCTGGCAAGGCGCATGTACATATTATGATTGAGTGGTACTAGGAGGCAATATGGCTAAAGATACAGCAAGTGGTAAAATCCCAGCAAATGGTTTGTCTATGAAAGAAGACGTAAGCAAAGAGTCTACTAAGTCTCTTGCTTTGGATTCTCATGGCCCGAACCAGATGCCAGAGGGTGTTGTCCACAAAAGCATTTCCACTGATCGTGGAAAGTTTGAGTTTGCTTAATAAGTAAACACCTTGGAAGCGGGTGATTCTTCGGATGATCCCGCTTTCATTTAACTATAGGGGCTATTAATGGCAGCTAAGAAAAAACAAGGGTATAATGCAAGACTTAATGAAAGGTTAGGCATGACTCGTGGCAAGCAGAGTGGTAAGAAGATGTCTGCTGCTGGTCGCCGCGCTGTTTCAAAAGGTACCCGAAAACCTAAAGGTACTTACGGCTTCAAGAAGTAATGGAGGCAAAATGAAAATTAATGTAATCACTGCTTACTTGGATGGNAANCCAAAAGCTAAAAGTCCAGACGAAGCTTATGGTCATTCTAATGTAGCNGGTAGAGGCTTCTATACAATAGAAGAAATGTCTGGTGAACGGGGGGCGGAATTCCGTCGAGCGCAAAAATCATCTAACAATATGGTTAGAGTTGATGGAGATATGGTTGGTTCTTGGAATTTAGATTTCTAGTGAAAGTAATTAATGTTCCTGATAAGGAACTAAATGATTTTACTCTCGATGATTTCGGGGGTAAGCGCAGCGAAAAAACTGCGTGTGTTGTACGGTACGGAGCGATAGGAGATGTAGTTATTTCCTCATCACTATTTCCTGTTTTGAAAGAAGCTGGCTATAAAGTTTGTGTTAATGTAACAGAGCAGGGGAAAGAGCTGTATCGAAGCGATCCTAATATAGATGAATTGCTGTTTCAGAAAACGGATCAGATCCCAGCAACCAGTCTCACTGAATACTGGGAGAAGATGTCTCCTTGTTTTGATAAGTTTGTTCAGCTATGTGAGTCCATAGAAGGCACCCTTTTATTAATGCCCGAAAGGACAGAAACTGTCTCAGGTGAAAAGATCAGGGTAGAAGCAAGCAAAGGTTTTTTGGGAACAAAAAAAGAAAGGCACGAGCAGTGTAATGTTAATTATTTAGAGTACACGCATGACTTAGCTGGTATGCCTTACAAGTTTAATCCTCGATTCTACCCCACCAAAAAAGAAAAAAAGAAAGCTGCTGACTACAGAAGGCGCATCAAGACAAAGAACGTAGTGATGTGGGTTCTTGCAGGGTCATCGGTTCACAAGGTTTATCCTTGGGCAGATGCGGTAATGGCTAACATTCTTTCTTCAGGGAAAGATGTTGTTTTCGTTACTGTAGGTGATGAGGCTTGTCAATTGCTAGAGATAGGTTGGGAGAAAGAAAAAAGGGTTATTAACAAGTCTGGAAAATGGACAGTGCGGGAAACTCTTTCGTTTGTAGAGCAGTGCGATATTGTTATTGGTCCTGAGACTGGAGTGGTTAATGCTTCAGCTATGCTTGACAATCATACGGCTGTATTTTTATCTCATTCATCGGAAGAGAATATGTCAAAGCATTGGTTAAATTCCACTACGTTTGAGCCAGAAGGGTGTTATTGTTTTCCATGCCACAGGCTGCATAGCAGAGGTTTTGAAACTTGTACGAGGGATGTAAAAACGGGGGGCGCTTTATGCGCTGCGAATATCACTCCAGATAAAGTTGTGGAAGATATATTGAGACATATTAAATGAGCACATATTTGCAACTATGCCAAGACATGGCGAGAGATATCGGAATACCCGGTACCGGGCCATCATCGGTAACTTCAACTACCTTATCCGAAGAAGAAAATTCTGTCGTAAGGTACATAAAACAAGCTGATAATGATTTGCAAAGTCGGTGGTTTGATTGGGATTTCTTATGGAAAGAGGCAAGTATTACATCTTCCGCTTCTACGTCTACGTTAACTTCACCAGCCGACCTTGGAAACTGGAAGCTTGACGAAATCATCTGGGCTAAGACAACGGATGATTATCAAGAGTTGGAATATGTTGTGTGGGACCAGTACAATCTTGAGTACAAGTTGGGCTCTATTGATACAGGGGTGCCGGAAGTCTTCTCTGTTAAGCCGAACAATCAAATTGATATGTACCCAACGCCAGACTCAGCTACTGCAGTGAGCGTTACTTACTGGACAACGCCTACAGAACTGTCTGCTGACTCATCTGTCTCTGCCATTCCCGTTAGATTCCATAAAATAATTATTGCTAGAGCAAAAATGTATTATGCGGAAAACGAGGATGCACCAGAAATAATGTCTGGATCTTTGAATGAGTTTGAAGATTTACTTGACAAGCTAGAGGCTGATCAATTGCCAAGGCAAAAGAACCGAAGATTCTCAAGAGCGCAAGACCTTTCAAATTTTACGGTAAGGCCGGAGTAAGACTTTGCCTAGCAAACTTGCAAATAGAAGGATTCCACAAGCTAAGTTAAGCACACTTTACTTTCCCTTTGAAGGCGGGATTAATATGGAGTCTCCGGCTATGTCTTTACAGCCGGGGGAATTGGTCGCTGCCGACAACTTTGAGGTAGACATTCGTGGTCGTTACAGAAGGATTGACGGCTATGAAAGATTTGACGGACAGACGCTTCC